CCTGATTACTATAACCCAGCAAGATCTAAAGAGAGAAATCTCCAGGACCGTGCGTGAAATCTTTTCCAAAGAAGTCAGCCATTTCAGATCTCTCAATGAGAAAGAAAAGGAAGATTATAAGGAAAAGGAGAGGGTTAAAGCTTTTTTCCCAAGCACAAGTGCGAACTATATTAATAGTCGTACTAATGCGGGAAGTGTTGGTGCATTGCTGGAAAATCCAATGATTGCCAATCTAAGGCAACCAGGAGGATTCCTAGGAAGAAATAATGAGGCTAAAAAGCAAAAACCGATCTGGTCAGTGAAAGAAGAAATGATCGAAAACGAAGATGAAGTCTTCTACGAAACAACCCCAAGGAATTTAATACACTTGGAGGAAGTTCGGGAAGAAGAAATCGAGGAAGAAAGGATTCATTATGAACCAAACCTAACAAATTTTCGATCCGGGTTCTCAAAAATGTGGCATATATGCAAAGGAATTGCATCGAGAGAGAAGAACATAGCGGTCCCAGTAGCTCTGGCCGAACCTAATAAGATTCGAACCATTACAAAAGGACCACCGTTCAAAATGCTCGTCTTAAGGTTTATCCAAAAGAAGATGCACACAATTTTAAGAGAACACCCAACATTTCGACTGACGGGATCACCAACTGGTCTGGAACCCACTTTGAGCCAATACCTCACAAAGGTACTTGGAAAAGGGGAAGGGAAATATCTCTCTGCGGATTACAAAGCAGCCACCGACAATTTAAAGTCATGGGCGAGCAATGAAGCGGCAGAGTCGATAAGCACACTTTTCGAATTTGACAATGTCGAACGCGAACTTTTCATCGAATCCCTCACGGGCTATTATATAGCACTGGAGGATGACAAAAGAGGTAAGCGTGGACGAAAAGTCAATAAGAGTGTGAAACAGACCGTTGGACAATTAATGGGTAGTATCACTTCATTCCCCATATTATGCATCATAAACGCAGCGATATCTCGTTATGCCTACGAAATAGGCCACAGACGTAGTATCAAACTCCAAGACTGCCCAATGGCAGTCAATGGAGATGACCTCGTTATGAAATGCAACCAAACAACAAGAAATGTTTGGAAGGGTATACTCGGACAGGTAGGATTGCAGGAGTCCATAGGAAAAACCTTCTTTTCAAAGAAGTTCCTACAGATAAATTCCCGTAATTTCCTGGTCCGAGAGAAAGGCCTCGTTCAGGTTCCATACGTCAATATGGGTTTGCTCTACGGTTTAAAAAAATCCGGAGGGCAGAAAGGTCTCTTTGACCAAGAAGACCCAACAAAGACGATTGGAACACGATACAGGGACCTAATGAATGAAGCCCCCGATTTCCTAAAGGAAGATATACACGAACTGTTCATTAACAGACATAGGAAGAGACTTCAAAAGACTCACCTACCGTGGTATATCCCTGAATGGATAGGGGGAATTGGGCTAACAGGGTTCAAAGAACCATCTGAACTCGATCTGCGAGTGGCCCAAAAGATATTATTTAATTGGGAAAGAGAGCGACCACAGCCGATCAATATATTAAAGGGAAGTTGGAAAACATGGGAAATAGCAACTAAGCTAGTACCCAAGCCCTATACCGTCGATATCAAGAATCGAGGAACAGAGGAATATACAGAAGCAGTGATGCTCCATGTGATAAACCTTCTCTTCGACTCAAAATATCAACTCAAGGACATTTTCCAAGAAACAGACAAAGAGACTGTAGGAGAGTTCTGGCGAAGGGTCAAACATAACAGAAAGTTATGGAAACCGACCCCAGGAACACTACCGCAGCCTATGGATGTCCGAGACCTTAAATATAAAGGGAAATGGTCGTCTTTCGTTTTTAGCGAAGTGAATATGAATGTACGTTTTAACAACAAGGGGGTATCTATTGGTGATTTGGACTGATATGATTACATCATC